GGACACCTGCACGAGAGTCATTGTAAATAGTTACAGCAGAGGAATAGCCTTGCTTATTTACTTTGCCTGGGGAACTCTTAAAACCAATCTTGCTTTTAACTGTTGATTGATTATAGGTAGGAAAGAATCCTTCATTGAATGAGCGATTACGCCATCCGCTTAGGACTTCACTATTTGCAGGTGCAAAACCTCGTGCTTGTTTTGCAACTGGGCGTAGTGCTACACTTAATTCTTTGACAAGTTGCTTATTGATATCTGGAGCAAACCTGCGTAATGCTTTACGGAAATCAGCGTTTCCGCGTATTTCTATGCGCATCGCTGACCTCCTTCGCTTCGTCTCTGAGACCTTGCATCAATGCATCAAGCATGGTCTTATCTAGTTCTAACAGTTGCTGTGGCGCAATCCCCAACCTAATGCTTAGCCTAGCGATTAGATAGGTGAATGGAAGATCGCGCTTTAAGCTAAAGGGTCTGAGTCCAACACCTCAACACTTTTAAGTGTCTCGATGAAGTCAATCCCAAATGGCTTAACAGTCTCACCTGACCTGCGAGTAACTTCCCATGCCAGCCAATAAACATCGCTTTGCTTTTCCTCATCGCGGAAAGCCTTATGGAAACCCTTTTTAGCGTATTGCTCAAACGAATACTCCACTGCTGGAGTGATCTCGCCTTCTAACACGCTTCCATCTGTACGAACGATCTTTAGTCTTGCCATGGTTAGCCCCTTTGTTTAGTTGTTTAGAATGTGCCTGTTGTGGCTACTGCAACTGTTGAGTTAGCAGTGAATGTGATTGACTGAGTACCAATATCGCCTACAGCACCGTTGATGTCTGTGGTGTTATTGACTAGCAATGAGACTGTGTACAGAGGGTTAGTAGCAGATACTGCTGTTCCCTTTGTCTGTAGAAATACTGCTGTGATTGTTGTACCCCATGCAGCCTGCAATGTTGCAAGAACATTTGCTGATGCTGTGTCATTGAGGAAGTCGATTGTGACAGTAGATGATTCCAAGCCCTTTACGAACTTGTGTGATGAATCACCCATTGCTGTTACTTCGAGTTCATCGAATACGCGGTTGATTGTTACTGCCGTTACATGGTCAGAAAGATCAACAGTGTTAATCTTCACGCCGACCTGATTATTTAGAAATACAGCCATGAGATTATTCCTCGTCTTTCTTGTTAGATGCTGGCTTAGGTGTTGCTGGTGCTACCTGCCCGATTTTCTTCAGGAAGGCTTCGTTTTCTAGTTCCCACTCGGACATGTTAACTCCAACTTGTTAGGATCGATACGGACATCTCACAGCTGAGTAGGTCACCCGATGCAGCGTTGAGAATACTTGGTGCGCTTATCGCACTTACATTATAGACCAGAGATGATGCTGCTAACTTAGCGAACACGCTACAGACAGTATCTTCAATGCCGTTAAGGTTGCCTTCATTGTCAAACAAAGGCACAGTCATAATAATCTTAAAGTTAGCCATTGGGCTAATAGTGATGTGCTGATTGTTGCTAGGTGTTAAATACGGATCGTCTGGAGAAACAATGCAACTGTTTGCAAGGACAACTGACGGAGGAAAGGCAAAGGTTGAATAGCGAGAGTTATCTACTAGCGCAGTGGCTAGAGTAGTGCGAAGTGTGGTTATTGATACTGGAGGCATTAGCCCACCATAGAACGCGGATCAAGTGCGTGTGCTATCAATCCTCGCACCTTAGCGAGAAGCTGTGCGCTCATTCGGTAAGGGCTTGGCTGGAAATCGACTGCGTTACTGCCAGAGAGAGTGGCTGTTCGCGCTTGCCAGATTTCAACAGATATCATAAGAGCTGCTTGCTGAACTGCCATGTCGGTAGTCCAGTCTGTGTAAGTCTCTGCTGTTACTGTACCGAATGGCTCAATAGGATGTTTAGCCTGAGCAACTGTGTGAGTTGTTGCTACTGAAAATGAATAAGCACCGACACCTGTAATAGTTTTAGATCCATTGTATTTAGTGCCAGAGTTAGAAATCGTTACAGTCTGCCCGACATAGAATATGTCTTTTACTGGAATGTCAAAGTATAAAGTGCCTTCGCTTACGATATTGCTGTGTGCTACTGGAAACCACTTAGGAGCCCAGAGCATAGGAATTAAGACTGCATCTGTTCCATCACAGACTTCTTGAAGGGTGGCATCAGCGTACAAAGTACCGACTCCGAGAGTGCTACGGAGTTCTGCAACAGTTGTAAGTGCCATTCCCATACCTTTCTAAAGACTCTGGGGAGTAGAGGGCTACTACTCCCCAGAGTGACTTAAGTGTGGCTTACGCCTTGTTGTTCTTGAATGCGCCTGCGCCGACCTTAGTAGCGATTGCTCCAAAGCCGTAGTAGCCGATTGTTACCTGTCCTGCTGCTGTTGATTCAGCGCGTAGGCGGTATGTTGGTGACTCGTACCATGTGTACGCATCTGGGTTCACAATAAGGATTGTGCCATCGCCATCGCCAGCGTTTGTTGGATCTACATAGAGGTTAAGTCCTGCAACATTACCTGTTAGTGATGTTGGTGCTACTTGACCGCCTGCGTTCATTGGCTGTGATGCTGTGTAGATTGGTCGACCTGAATCGTTTAGAGACATGATGTTTGACCATTGTCCTGTTGATACAACCATGTTGCGAGCGAATGGGTTAGGTAGTCCTGCTGTTGCTGCGTAAACAGAAGCTGATCCGCGAGCGACAATTCCTAGCAATTCTGCTGCTGTTGGATATGTAACTGTTGTAGTTGCATCTGCTGTTGCGCCTGAAATAAGAGCAGCGTTTACTGCTGCGTTTGTTGTCTTTGCGTAAGCTGCTGCCATGTTGCGAACTAGCTCATCAAAGAATGCTGGAGATGTACGATCTAGCAATTCAACAGAGAATGTCTGCTGTCCTGCGTATTTCTTTACTGAGACTGACAAGAACGCTGAGTTCTGATCTGTCTCTGTAAATGCTGCGCCTTCTGCAACTTCACCGACTGTTGGCATTACTGTGATCTTTGGGATCTCGAAAGTCATACCTGCATCTGGCAATACTCCACGAGAGATTGCATCGATTGAAGGACGGATTGTTGTGCCAAGTGGGTTGATGATTTCATTCAGTTGGCGTGTTGGTACTAGACCAGCGTTGTCTGTTGTGTCATCTGCTGCCAATAGGTACTGACGAGCTGACTCATCACCTAGTGCTGCGCGGATTGTGTTTTCTGCATACTTAGCTGCTGTCAATTCGATGCGTGGCTTTGTAAAGTATGCTGCTGAAACAGTTGGGCGAGCAGCTTCAACCGCTGGTGCTTCAACTGGTGTTGCTTCGACTGCTGGAGTGGTTTGTTCCACGGTGGCTGTCTCGCTTTCTGTTGGTTGGGTGATTTCTTCTACAGCAGATTCTTCTGCTGCAATATCAGTAACCTGAGCAGACTTAAAGGCTGGCTCTGTTACTAAACTTACTTCGACCAAGCGAGCAGCAGAAACATAAGTAACGCCGTCCTTAATCTTTGACTTTAGGACTTCTGCCCCGATACTTAAACCTGATTGCAATCCTTCTTCTGCAAGGATTAGTGCTTCTGTACCGCGCTGTGAGCGACTGATAGAAAACACTGCATCGATTGAGTTCTCTGATTCGCTGAATGAAACCATGCGACCTAAAGGCTTCTTTGTGTCATGCTGGCTTAGCAACTTAATTGCTTTAATGTCTGCAATATCAATAGATCCAGAAGCAAAGATTACTTTGCCCATATTCGTTGATCCTGCTTCAACATTTAGCGGCACAATCTTGCCTGATACTGTGCGACTTGCTGAGTCTGCTGTGAGTTCAGCTGAGAAGGTAACTACTTGGTTCATTGCATACCTTGGCTTCCATTAGGTGTTAGATCAGTCATTTCCATTGCCTGCTCTGGAGTAATCAGATTCAGGGTCAATAGTTTTTCAATTACTGCTAGTTCTTGCATTGGGTCTGTGCGCAAGAAGTTCTTGTCAATATCAAACTTAACAATGTTGCCACGAGCAGTAATATCATCCATAGACAAACGATCTTCGATTGCTGTAATGAATGGCTGTAAAGATAGTGTTAAGAATTGCTTGCGCTCATCTTGTACATTTGCATAAGTCATAGAGTTATTCTGATCTGCTGAAACATAGTAAGCAGGCACATTGCATAAACGCGCACATTCCGTGGCAAGGTTGAAAATTGCCTCGCCGTACATCATGTCTTTAGGTGAGAAAGAGACTGGGTTATATTCAAGTGTTGAAGTTAGATAAGCAGTGCTGCGATTGTTGCGAGCAGACTTCCATGCAGCTAGTAAGCCAGAGACTTCTTTAGGATCTAGATCAGCACCTGTGTTTTTAATGTAACCAGTTGCCATTGGAGTGCTGGCTGCAATCGCTGCTGCCTTTTGCACATCGATGGCTGCGCGAATTGTTGAAACTCCAGTGTTAAGAATGCCATCACTTAATGACTGGAATGTAATCAAAGATCCTAAGCCGTCCATTGGCAATGTAGTGCCATCGACTGCATAAGACTTAACAAAGGTGTTAGTGCTATCTAGTGTTGCAGTAACTCTATTGTTAGCAATCCATTCAAAGCGAGAAGGTCTGCCATCTTCTTGATAAACCTCGACAACCTTCCAAAAGGCTTGACCGTAAAATAGAAGTGAATCAACAGTCCACGCAATTGTTACAGACCGTGGCTGTGAGTAAGAAGGTTGCTCTAACCAAGCAGGTGAGCCAAGTTCTTCATTTGTTGATTTCTTATAAAGCTCTAAAGGAATTGCTCCGATAGTTCCCGCTAAAAGGTTTCTGCATCGCATGAGTGCAGGTACAGAGATCGCTTCTGCTCGACCTACATAGGCATACTGGAAGGGCATTGCATAAGGTGAATACTCGCCAAGAACTTGTGGCGCGGACTGAGCTTGTAATTGTGGCTTAGATTCTAAACCAAAGGCTTGCAATAATTTACCCATAGACAGAAAGTGTAGCATTTGTCAAGAGATTAGACAATATGCTAGGGCGTGTCTAAGTATAGATTTGAGGTTTAGCCACTGGGATCATCAACTTGGAGACAACCATCGCCAAGCCAATAGGTGCTGAGATATCTCCAGCAGACTTGCGCTTAATAATGCGCCACGCGCTGTCATTGACTTTAGCTGCACAGTTATTCATCTGCTGAATAAGTTCTGCCTGTCCATTGTGGACTACGCGAGCATTGACCAAGCCTTCTAATAGATCTCCACAGGCTTTGTAGAACTGTTGCCCTGAGACATCTTCGACCATGACTCCAGCATTGCCTAAACGATCTGCAATTGTCTGTGTGGCGTACTTGTCAAAGCAGACTAGGCGTGGCTTATATATGTCACACCATGACTTTATACTTGCAGCCATCTTTAATTCATCGATGGCAACCTGAGAGCTGTAAGTCTCTAAGATCCCGATGCCAATCCGTCCATCTGGCAGTAATTGTCCTGCGACTAATGATCCGTTGCGCCTAGACGGACTGACATCGAAACCAAACACAGTATAAGCCCCTACAGCCATTTCTAGTGTGCTATCGGATGTGTCCTCTAGAACTCCATGAGGCCAAGGACTGCTTAGAGAATCAATCCACTGGCAAAGAGTTTCAGTGCGCGTGTTTTCAATAGGAGAAGTAGCAATAGCCTCTTCAATCGCTTCTTCTGTGATGGTGTATCCCAAAGAGGGGTTAGCCAAAGCCCATGCATTGCGATCAGTTATCTTGCAGTACTGAGGTGCTGAGTACTCATAGAATCCGTATGACTTGGGAGGGTAGTCGATGGCTCGTTCTCGTAAGTCGTTGAGTACAGTGCTGAAAGCGTCTCCTGCATTAGAGGTAAGAAGCGTTTGAGAGTTTGGGTGAGCTCTAGTTGTAGGAGTAGCAGCTCTGAATCCATCCTCGGTGATCTCTCGGATTTCATCGATGTAAAGCAATCCATTGACTGATCTACCGCGAGAGCCGTCTCTAGTTGCTGCAACAACATCGAGCCTTGCACCAGATAGCATCTCAATAGACTCTGTGCCGTTGGCATGTCTGATCTGCTTGACGAATCCTTTGAGGTGGTCATTAGTCTCCAATAAGTGAGTGATCTGTCGGAAGGTGTCCAGAGCCATGCTTCTGTTAGAGGACATGATGAGGACATTGGTATTCCACTTAATCAGGTGAGCAAGAATGAGCATACGCGCTAAGTGAGTCTTGCCGTTCTGTCGAGCTACAAGAATCAGGTTTGTCTTACGAATCCAAAGCCCTTTCTTGTCCACGGTCAAAATATCTCGAAGCACAAACTCCTGCCATGGAAGTAAAGGTATTTTAACAATTTCGCATAGGTCTAGAACATCTTGCAGCTTGTTTTCGCCCTTTAGAAGTGGACTGTGAAGCCTTGGCTTGGTTGCCCCTCGTAGGGCTTTGGGCTTTCTGGGCTTAGTTGTCATTGATCTGGATTAGGTCGGGTCTTAAAAGGACTGTCCAGCATCGTCTCGGACTGCATCGGGGAGACATAGGTTGAAAAGACAGGGGGGTCTTCT